TTCTCCGTCTGAGTATCTTGGGATTGACGTAATGATTTCCATAAAAAAGCCCGTGCAGTATTCTACCACACGGGCTTTTGATAACAACTATTAATTACGATACAACAGTAATCTTGCCGTGAGCAAGAGGACTGAAGACCTGAAGACCAGCAGCAGCGTCAACAAACCCACGTTGACCACCACCTTGATCGGGAACCCGAGTCGAACCAAGGCTCATCAGTTCAGCAACACCGAGATAGTCGGGATTGATGATGTAGCCACGGGACGAATCCGGCAAACACGCTGGATTGCCGTTAATCACCGTGATGATACCAAAGTCGCTGTCATAGGTGTTCACCGAGAGCGTGATTTCCTTGTCAGTCGCCATTTGATTGACGTGGTAGACGTTCTCGTTCGTGTTGTTGTCCGAACGGGCAAACCCACTAATCGTACGACGAAGAACCGTACCAGCGACAAGCGAGAGCTTGTCAACGGTACCAGTTTGCGTATAGATGGAGGCAATCAAGCCGTTGAAAGCACTCTCCGTCAGCGTGCCGGTTCCATGAATGGAAGCCGTAGGGGTACGGAAACCACTTGGAACGTCAGAACCCGGCGTGTTAGAAGTCCAGAGACCCAAGCCACGGCTGACATAACGGGCAGAACTGCCGTCTTCAACAGAGCGATCTTGGTCGCCGCAAAGCACCTTTTCCATATCGCGCTTGATTTCGCGGACACCTTTCGCCTCAGCCTCAGCAATTTTAGCCGGACCAACCGACTCAACAGCCTGCTGGAGCTGGCTCACCATGAAGTCACGGCGAAACAGTTGGATGTAATTGCCGAGACGTGCGCGACCAGTGAACTTATCAGTGAAGGACGAAATATCCGCGCCTTCCTGAATGCCAGTAGCCGATGGCGTTGCGAGCACGTCCACAGTCCACTCATTGAAGGTGGCGGTAGCCTTGCTTTTGTTAGCCAACGAGAGAACAGGAGTCTCCTCGGGAGCCAGAATGGTCAGAACGTCCGTGAGGTCTTCGCGATTGGAGACCCCAGAGCCGGGATTAGTAACATTATAAGTATTAGAAAAAGCCATGATAGTTAGATTTTAGAGTGTTGAAGAGCACGAATTGCTTTGAAGTCCTTGTAACTACCGCTTTTACCGAAGCGGCTGGAGAGGTCATTCAGGGCCTTAGACTGACGGGTCTCAGGCTTATTGGACTCTGCTGATTGGCTAACCACTGGAGATGTCGGGGATAGGCGTGATGTTGCTTTAACATCAACGGAGCGACGTGCATACAGGCTGTTAGCCGCGTGGGCCAACAAATATGGCAACTGCGGGGCAAGTTCAGGAATGATCTTCTCAATGTCCTTCAATCGCCCATCGCTAATCATTGCTTCATACTGCTTTCGCACATCATTGTCCTCTCCCTGTAACCAAGGAAGCTCAGACTTTGCCTGATTAATCAGGTGTTCTTTGAAGGATTTGCGATCTTCACCAACTTTAATCTGCTTGTCCTGATCGGGCAAGTAGACTTCTTTGGCCTTTCGCGCCTTCCTCAATGCTTCCTTGATTTCTCGCTTGCTGTAATCCTTGCCGTTGACGTTTGTCAAAACATCATCGGCACCAAGGTCTTCGCCTTTTTCAAGCAAATCCTCAGACCAGTCGATAACCTCAGTGACTTCTTGATACTTAGACTTCAGGTCAGTAGTATTGTCAATGTTGGCATAAGGATTATCCTTAACCGTGGCTTCCAACTGGTTTGAACTACGTTTAGCGATGTCCGCTTTGAGGGCTTCCAACTGTTCCTCGGCGGCTTTTCGTTTAGCCGTAAGTTCGCCATAACGGGCGACAGCCTTGCTACCGAGTTTCTGGGAAAGCTCTCTAAGCTCTGACTCACTCATGGAATCCAAATCAACGTCCTTAGAAAGAACTCTTTGCTCCTCTTTGACATTTGGTTCCGAAGAAATTGGAGCAGGCTCTTCTTGCCGCACCTCTTCCTTTGGAGCTTCCGTGTCATCGGGAACCACCTCTTTGGTCTCTTGTTGCTGCTGTTTGGGCGGATTTTGCGCCTTTTGAGCATCAGACATAGACCGATACCGCATAGCGATTAGCTCGCTACTAGATATATTCTTAACCACAGGTTTTTGGTCGGCTCCTGCGTTAGCCGTTTGAACTTCGTTTGACATTATGATTGCCGTCTTTACGCCACGGGCATTGCGAGGTTTCAGTATACCACAACACTATCCGGGCAATCCGTGAGACATACGGACTGCGCGTTTCATTAACAAATTATTGTAGTTACAAAGAGAAAGAATCTCGTCGTAGACCTGAATCTTTCCGCTAATCTCACGAAGACGCCCATCTGGGGCTCGCTGCATCTGGGTGATTGCGCTTTCACGACCAGCGGAAATCCAATCTAGGAAGTCCAAGAACTGCTCGCGCTCTGAGAGGAATGTCATCTGCTGCTCAAGTGGATGCTTCTTATTGAAAATATTCATAACTTATTGGAAATAGGAGTTGTCCCATCCTGTCAATTAAATTAGCTTGACAGAAAGTCGCAGCTCCCCCTCAAACTCCCCCTTTCTTTGGGGCGTTCTTTTAATTTCAGTGGTAACTAGCTAGCCTTAATTAAGAATTGCCTTAATTAAAGCGGCGACTGAAACGGATCGAATAAGATTCATCACGAAGTGAAAGCCACTAGAAACTGAGGACATTAGGACTACTGAACGCTTTGAGTGGTCATTTGCCCCATTTGCGCTGGAGCTGTTCCAATGCGGCCAATCTGAGCATTCTGCATCTGAGTGAGCGCAAACTGATATTGCTGGGCGTATTTCTCAAGACGACCACGGAACGTCTCGTCCTGTTCTAGCCGTTGAGCCACGTCTTGCTGTGCGACATATTGCTGAATCACTTGCAGGGCAACTTGCGCCCCATTAGGACGTGCAGGCATCTCAATGCCAGCGAAAATCTTAGCCAAATCGTCAGTGACCATTTTAACCACTTGCTGAGAAGCTTGTTCTGCTGGCTGCAAAACGGCATCAGCCATAACTGGATCAATAGAACCAGCCATATGCTCAAGCAGGCTATCCGTATTGATACGGCCATTCTTGTCCAATTGAAGCAACTGAACAAATTGCGCCAGTCGTGCCTCATGGGTGTCTGGATCATTGTTTAAGACATCAAAGCTAATCTTAATGTCAAAGTCTTCATCTGGATTGCCCTTATCGAATTGCATTGGATCGGCAACTCCCGTTACGCGGAAGAACATTTGATCCGGTCCAAATCGCTGATAGCACTTGAAGGCCATCTTAATGACATCCTGAGTGTGCGAAAGGAACTTGTTTACGAAATACTGCTGGCGAATCGAAGAAAGCGGGTCGTCAACTGCAAGGCCAACAATCTTGTCAGCGGCACCAATAACGGTGCGCTCCATCTCAATGGAACCCGGATTATATGGTGGCGTTGGGCCAAAGCTAATCTCGCCCGCTCGACGAATGGGGATGTACCTACCGGGGCCATAGTCCGACGGAGCATTGCCGGGAGGATGCAGAATTGGCGGGAGAGTCGCCAAACTGTTTCTATCGGTCCGACTATCGCGTTCAGCCTTCACCTGATCCTGCGGACCACGAAGAAGGTCGGAGAACGTCTCAACGTCATACATCCGCTTGGAGCTATTGCTAAGACGGGTGACAACGAAAGGATAGTCGTTGTAGCCATTCAGAAGCTCAAACTTGGCATATCCATTAACGTCACTGGCACCAGAGAACTTGGGGTGAAAAATCGTGCAATAGATGCCCTCGGAACCGTCTTCAGAGTCAATCAGACGCTGGAACCCATAGACAATCTCAATGAGTTCGTTGGCGTTGTATTGCTGCCTAGAACGGGTGGTAGAACCACCACGGGTGCCGTAGACGCTCTCCAAATTGTAGGTGTTTACGCCGCGATACTTTGAGCAGACATATTCTGACCAAGCCTCATCCCATCCGTCCGACGTAACACGCGAAAGAACCTCCTGCACCGTCAGGAACGTGCGATAGAAGACAAAGGGGGCGCGTTGTGGGTCAATGCAGTAGGACGGGAAGAACACGTCACCATCGGGCGCACAGGTTTGCAGGAATGGCCTATCAACAGACATACGGCTAACCGGAATCTCTCCAACGCCCTTGTCCCGAAGTTCCTTCAATGCCTTCTTTGCACGCTTATCAACGAGGTCTGGATAGACAGACTTAAACATTTGAATGATTTCATCATCATTCTTGCCCTCAATAATCAGACGCGCCAAATCAGGGGAGCTAGTGGCAATCTGGTTCAGGTCAATCTTCTGGAGATACTTCTTCTCCATACGCTCCCAGCCAATGTATGTAATCATCAGCCCACGCTCTAGGAAGTAGTTTGCGCCAAGCTCCATCTCTTCTTTGAAGCGAGGAATGTAAGAAGCCACCATCCACTTCAGGAATGCACTTACTACGCGTGAGCGACCACTATCGGAATGCTCAATAGGATAGGCCCGAATGTTTGCACGCG